GTCTGTAGTAGTTAAATCTAAGTAGACTCCATTTTTAAATCTTATACCAGAACCAGGAATCATTATATCTAATCCTTCAGAACTAAATTTAGCTTGAAACTCTAAAGAACCTGTACCATCTGTTCCATCGTGTAATTTAACTAAACAGTTAGTACCACCATGAGCTTGAATGTAAGTAACTCTACATGGTCCTAAGTTTGTACTTCCACCAGTAATAGTTTTAAATCTACCATCTGCTGTTAATGTTGTAAACTTTTGGTCGCTTATAAATGATCCGCCGCCTGCCATAATTATTCTCCGTTAAATTGATGTGGGGCCGAAGCCCCACACTAATTATTTATTACGATTCTTTAGCAAAAGTTCCTCTGACTTGAGTAACTTGCCATGCAGTAGTTCCATCTAATGATGCAATTACAACATAGTCACCTTGTCTTGAAGTAGCTTTTGTATTGATTAAGTCTTTGTCATCTGTTGATGAACCAGCATATGTGATTCCATCAGATGCATTAGGACTGATCGTCATTGTGTTTTGTCCATCAGGCGCATTGTTTGCGAACTTGAATGAGTATCCAACTGCAATTGCAGGTAAAGTGAATACCACACCATCTGTTTCAGAAACAAAAGTTTTTCCTGAATCAGCGTTAGTCACAGTGTAACTTGAAGCTTTAGTTTCAATGTTAACACCTTCTTTACCTTGAAGTACTGGACCTGAAAATGTAGTTTTTGCCATAATTATATCCTCCTAGTTTACAGATCATAGTCTCTAGGCCGTCGACTATACGCGTCTATGATCTTTTGATAATTGTATAGTAAGTTTTTTATATACTAGATTTGAGTAGAGTGCAAGAGAGCCTGTAGTGTGGAGTGGATTTATCCAACGATGTAGCTTTTTATTAAGTAGCTACAGAAACTTCAGGAGCGGCATTATCAATAGTATTCTGCCTGTGGGCTATTGCTGCTTCTTCCAGCTTGATCTTTGTGATAACTTCTCTAACTTTGTCATCAATTCTGACCATTTCAAGAGTATATCTATTATTAGATAGATGCTCTTGTTCCCACTTCAACTCCAAGGACCTTTTTGCTTTGTAAAGGTCTTGTATCATTACTAACCTCCTCATAGGTTATTCGATAAGGAACTTTTCTAAACATTCCTGTTGATTCCCAAGTTATACTATTTTCTCCTAGTTTGTCAACTATTGATTGTTCTAGGGAAACAGCGTCATCATTAGATTCTACTTCAAATCTAGCGTGATGATCATAAGCGTATATGTTTACAAGGAATTTTTTCATGGTTTTTTCTTTCTATAATTGAAATGAGGCGGGATTGTGTCCCGCCTCAAATTTATTGATTAAGCACCTGGTGATGCAAAAATACCTCTAGGGTCTGATACGCCAAATACGTATCTTTCTCTAGCTTTGTATCTTACGTTTCCAGTGTCGAAATCGCCTTCCATTTTAGTAGTCAATGGAGCTCTTTCCATATGCTTCATTCCGTTAGGCACGTCTGTAGTGATATAGAACGCATCTGTGTCAGTTAAATAGTGGTTAACTGTGTATCCACCAGGAACCATTCCCATAGATACAAGTGCGTTAATATCATTATCAGCAGTTCCAACTCTTTGTGAAGACTTCATAAGTCTTTCAGCAGTGAATTGTAGTGCAGATGGAATGATCATCTTCACAGCTTTCGCAGCGATTTTTAAACCTCTTTCATCAGTAAGCGCAGCAATGTCAATCATTGATTGCTCTAATGAAGTTTCGTTTAAGTCCGCAGCTGTTGCCAATGTATTACTGAAAGTTCCAGCAATAGTTGGGTGAGCCGTGTTGAAAAGAGATACACCATCACCTGAAGTGAATGTTAAACCTGGTAAACCATTGTTTAACGGTGCAGCTGCTTTAACTTGTTTAGTTTGAGCCATAGATCTTGCTAAAGCTTTTGTATATCTAGACGCAAGTCTGTCATACAAATTGTCCTCAATAGCTTCCTCAGTGATAGCAAACCCAAGAGCAATTGTCTCGTGTGTGTATCTAGCTGTGAAAGTTTCTTGAGCACTGTCGTAAGTTACGCCAGAACCTTCTGGTTTAACTTGTGCTTGAGCGAAACCTGATAACATAACTTCTTCTTCAAAAGCTCTGTCAGATGACTCAGTTGTGTATATTTCAGCATGTTCTTGTTCATACTGTTTATACTCCAGGCCGAATAAGGCATTCAAACCTGGCTCTAGTTCTTTAACTAGTTGATTACGTGATATAGCCATAATTTAATTACTCCTTATATACCTGCCACGTTGTTTCCAAGAATGTGCTCATTGATAATAATTCTAAGAGCAAAGCCCTCAGCAGTAGTATCTGAATGATCAGGATCTCTAGAAACACCTAGGATTTTAAGTTGAGCGATAGACGCACTTGTTGTAGCCGAAATTTTTGATTTCGAAATAAACAGTGGTGACGATCCAGCACTTACGACTTGGTCAGCACATCCACCAACTTCATTTTGGTTGAATGCAGTGTCCGCAGACATGATTTCATAAACCTGTCTTGGGTCGTCATTTACGAAAGCAACGATATCAGTAGCAGTGTTACTTGCTGGTGAATAGTTGCTGAACGTTGGTTTACTAGTTGTAGCGTCAGTGTAGAAAACGCCGTTCAGTGAACCCAGATTGTTTGCATCTGTGTTACCTGAAGCGAGAACAACTCCATTTGCAGTTAATTGCACCATTGCTGCGTGCGAAATTAAAGCAGAAGAAGCTGCAACGCTGTACTCTGTAAGAGCACCGACATTGTCAGACTGACCAACTTTTTTAATGGGTCTAAAACCGAACCCAGTTGTTGACGCGTTAGCCATACGTTTCTCCTTAAATGTACCTGCCCTTTCGGGCCTCCAGTACGGTTAATTCGCTGGTTTCGGAATTGTTAAAAAATTAACTTTTCTTTGAACCACCGAAGGTTACACGAGTATCTCTATCAACATTGATAGGCATACTCTTATGCTGTTCCTTCGCAAGATCGGCGTCTATTGCAGCCTGCTGATCCTGTGCCTGTCTGGCATAGTATTCAGTTCTTTGCTGCGCGATCTCCTCTGGTACCCTTGTCAGCACAAGGCCTCCGTGCCCGATAACCCCTGCGTATTTGCCATCTGCGATAGTTGGAAAGTCCTCTTCGGGATATTCATCTGATCTTACTAACTCATACCCGGATCTTAAGCGTCCTTGTATGTTTTTCGTATCAACGAATCCTAGGATTTCTGTCCTGACCCATCTGTGTCTATATCCATTTGGCGCGTTGGGCGTATCTAAGTACGACGGTGGAGTCCAAACTTTCGGTCTCTCTTGTGGAGCTACCGTTTTTGCTTGTGCTTCAACTTTTGTTGAATCACTTTTTCTTGCTTGGCTCGCACGAGTTGGTTGTTCTTTTTTCATATGCTTATACCTCCTTCGTGTTCATAAGTTGTTTCGCATATTCTTCTAGCGGCACACCTAATTTTTTAGCAATTGCTACTTGAGACGATGTGAGTCTCACTGATTTACGACTAGTCTTTGAACTACGCGTTGCAGAGGCAACGGTTTGTGTAGGTTTACTAACCGATTTGTCCATAGGTTTATCAAATTTATGCGGAAATTCCAACCTAATTCTTTTGTCGATTTCCGTATAATATTCTTTAGACCTAGGGTCAATTCCTTCTTCTTCGGTAAGTTTTCTATGCAAATCAAACGCTGTATACGTCATTGCACTGTCTTTACCGAACCATTCATTATCATTAGCCCAATCTTCTGCCCTTGGATCAGGAGGAGTTTGAGCCTGTTGTCTTGGTTGTTGATATAATGGGGGTTGTTCAACAGGTACTTCTTTAGCTGCAGTTTCCTGCATTTGGTGTTGAGTTTTTAACTCAGCTAATTTACCTTGTTCATAACCCAGTTGAGAAATAGCAGCCAAAGCTTCTGTCTCAGCTTTAGAGTCTTCGTTCTGTCTAGCCGCTCTTAATTTTTCTTGAGCCGCTGCGATAGAAGAAGTAATTCTTCCTTCCATTTCTGCAACATAATTTTTATCTAAAGAATCTGCCGTAGTTTTAAATTGGTCTCTTTCCTTTTTAACACTATCAGCAAAACGTAAAGCTTCTTCTTTTTGTCTTTCAGCTTCACGCATTCTTTTCGTTAATTTAGCTATTCGCTTTTTAACGCCTTCAGAATACTCTTCAATTTGCTTAGTGTTGTCTTCTTGTTTATCACTTGTTTCGCTATCAGACTGCTGTACAGATTTCTCAGATGAGTCATCGGCGCTACCACCGTCTTCAAGCTTTGTTTCACGTTCGTTTTCATATGTTTTGTCCTCTTGTGGTTGTTCTGCAACCTCTTCTGTTTTTTCTTCTGGCAATTGAATATCTACTTCGGGACCGGAAGTATCAATATCAACTGTTTTCTTTTCTTCTTCTTGCATAGTATCTCCTATGATTGTTAAAATTCGTGGAATATATCTTGAGGGTCTTCCACGGTTGCTAAAACTTCATCGTCGTTTAGAAGTCTTATCTCACCCCCATCTATTTTAATTCGTGATCCAGCATATCTTGCAAAGATAATCCAATCACCTTTTTTACACCATGGTCCTTCTGGGTATCTTTCTTTATCATAGCAGTGTGGACCCATTCTTAAAACTAAACCACAAGTTGATGCTACTTGAGATCGTTCTATTGTATCTTCTGCTAAAATAATTCCACCTTTAGTTTTTTCTTTTTGTTTAAAAGGTAAAACTAAAATTCTCCAACCTGTCGGTTCGGGTACTTTTGAATTTTCGTTAATTTCTTTTTTTTCTTCTTTTTTAACACCAACGAGAGTCTTATTTGGTAGGACTATCTTTTCCTTTGATGCTGATAATTGTTCCTTCACTGTCATTTTGCTCCTTTGTTTTTAGCAGGGTGGATATTTCCTGTAATAAATACTGATAAGTTCGTATTTGTCCTAACATATACTGGTATTTTTCCATATTGTCAACACCACCGGAAGTCATTGCAACTACGACATCATCATGTCTCATTTTAATTATTCTTCTAATTTTTTCTACAAAATCCATTATAGACTATCTCCTTTCTCAGGTTCAAACTCATCTAACACATCTAACTTTTCTTTTGCATTAGCTATTTTTTCAACCTGCTTATTTACTTCATCTAAATGTTGAGGGTGTTCTCCGATACCTACTGAGTTATCTAAAAAAATATTTGCAGTCGCGTCTGCTTCCGCAATTTCAGCTTCGTATCTGGCTCTTAGTGCGTCTAGTATTGATCGTCTTAACATTTCCATCTCCGTCTAGCCTGACGGATTCTGGAATTTGGATCGTTTCTTGTTTTTGCTGATGACCTTTTTAATTGTCCTAGTGATCTAGCGCAGTATGATTTCCTACGATTAGCAGCTTTTGATCCAGGCTTCACTTTTCCTGTCACGGCTGTTTTTAGTTTACTTCCAGGATTTTCTCTTCTATAGGCAGCGACACCTGCTTTAGTCATGCCTGCTCCAGACTTTGTAGATCTGTAGTTCTTTTTATTTCTTGAAATAGGGTTTTCTTTTCTAGTGGCCATTATACTCTACCTCCGAACGCCATTCGTTTTCTTTTTGCAAACGTTGCAACGTTAGTAGGTTTTCCTCCAGGATTACCTGCAGCTCTCTTTCGTTTGACAGCAGAGGCCTTTTGCCCTTTTGTCATCCGTGTGGCTTTTGCAAGTGGGACGCATTTTGGATATTTTCTTTTGCTCCCTTTCGATCGACCGCAAGGTTGATACTTGCCGTTCTTCTTCGGAGCTCCGATGTCCACCCATTTCTCTTTGACCCATTTTCTTAGACCACCTTCAGCCATTATTTTCTCTTGGATTTTTTCTTCTTTTTTCCACCTGGTTTTATTTTACCAGAACATACAGCAGAGCCGTACATATTTGCATAAGCACTAGGATAAACCTTGAACTTACGTTTTGCTGCTGCTTTACCTTTTGCACAAAGTTTAGCCACAGACTTTTCTCCCTTTTTTGTAACCCATTCGTTTTGCAACTTGTGGAGCTACTTTTTTAAGTTTTCTTATTCCTTTTCCTTTTTTACCCTTAGGTAATGGTTTTGTCATAAGTCTCCTTATTTCTTTTTACTTCTATTTGCTTTTCTTACGGCTCTTCCACCTTTTTTGGTTTTAACAATTCTGCCACCTTTCTTAGCACCAGCTTGAATCGGGTATCCATCTAGCATAGCTCCACCAGGGTCATCGCCAACACCGCTTAAAAACATAGCAGGATTCATGCTTCTTTTTCTACCTATCTTACCAATCATAGAATTAAGAAAACCATCGTTAGCATCAGCACCTTCAAGCATAGCATTTCTATTTCTGTTAGCCATGAAAGCTTTTCCTAGTCCAGCAATTGCTGCACCAGCACCAAGCATCTTAAGAACTTTTTTTATTTTTTTACTTGCCATTTTTATCTCCTTATTTTTTTCCGTTACGGAAAATTTGTGTTCCCTTTATACCATAAATACTCGCAACTACAAGGATCCAAAGATTTGTGAACCATGACGGGAGCGACTGGAAATGCTCAAAAAATACCTTTATCTTGTCCATAGCCTGTACGTCGTCAGAAAAGACTCCATATGCGAGCACCACTATGGGCAACGTGAGAATTATCAAAACCGCCTCGTCCTTATAATCTGATTGACGAGCTTCTAGCAATTTTCCCTGGTAAGCTTCCTCACCTCGGGCCTGTCTTTCAGCATGCAATAGCTGTGCGTCAGACATCGCGACTTTTGCCTTCTGCTTATTAGCATAAATCTTACTTCCAGCAGAAACGGCTAATTTAATTGCCGATAACCACATGATTTAGTACCAATCCGCTTTGCTTTTCTTTTCTGCAAGCATTGCTCTTTGACCTTTTACCTGAACTGACTGAGTTTCTGTTGGATTTGAAACTTCAACCTCAACTCCTCCGTTTGGTAAACCGTCTTTGTTCAAGAACATGTCATGATCTACATGAGTCATGCCTGCGTGACTGTTTTTTTTATTTTTTTTCATATTTATTCTCCTCTGTTTCTGATTATAGCTATATTTCCAGGCATTTCATCCATTTTCGGTGCCGAAGGTATAGTTTTACTCAAAATTGTTTTCTCAATAGACGTATTAGCTCTTAATTTAGCTAATTCTTCGTTTTGTTCAAGCTTATCTTCTTGATTTCCTTG